ACCAGGCGGATTTACACAAAAACATTACCCGATCCCGATATTTGCGCTCATGTAACCCGATTCTGGCTGAGAAGCTGAGAGAGATACTGGAAGAGCACAAGGTGAAGGAGAAGGGCAAATGAGCGTCGTAAGGAAAATATCTGAACACAGGGACTATAAGCAGCAGGATGCGAAACCTTCTCTTGATAAGGGGTTTGCCTTGTTCCACAGAAAAGTTATGGACTGTGGATTCTACAAGGACTCTCAAGCTGTTCACCTCTGGTTTCACCTGGTGATGAAGGCCACTCACAAGCCTATCGTTTCTACTACGGAGTTTGGCGATATCCGGCTTGAAAGAGGGCAATGCATCACCGGCCGTCACAAGCTGGCAAGCGAAACAGGAATCTCTCCGGATCGCATTCAATACCTGCTGAGAAAGTTTGTCAGTATGGACATGATAAGCGCCGAATCTAACCGTAAATTCACCGTGATAAGCATCGTTAAATACGATGAATATCAGGCTGATTTTTTACCAACAGATTACCAACAGATTACCAACGCAAACCCGCATGGCACTAGTGGTTCAACGGTGTTTGTCCCAACAGATTCCCAGCAAATTACCACATACAATGAATTACTAACTAATAACTCAATATCTAAAGATATTGAGTGTGCAACTTCCGGCAAAAAATCAGTCGAGCAAAAGCAAAGAATCTCCTGTGAAGAAATCTGGCAAACAATGCGTGAATGCGTTCCTGATGCAAGAGGCTGGAATGCACTTACTCCAAAGCGTAGGTCGCTCATTCAGAAGTTCTGGCGAGAAGTTAAACCGGTAGCACGTCAGTTTGGTGATGAAACGCCTTTCGGTATGGAGCAGTTCAGGCATTACCTGAACTATATCCATGCGTCATGTCGCTGGATGTTTGAAACTCGTCCCGATCACCAGACTGGCAAGACATGGCAGAAAAAGAATTACGAGTACATCCTCAGCGCGGAGATTTACGCCCAGGTTCGCGAAGGAGAGCGAGATGACCGATAACATTCTGATGCCACCCCACAGCCTTGATGCAGAGCAGGCCGTGATCGGAGGGTTGATGCTTGATGGCGGCGACGAACGTACGCAGAAGGTTATGGCGATGCTAAAGCCAGAAAGCTTCTTCAGCGCCTCACATGCAATCATCTTCAAAGCCATTCGTGACCTGCTAACACGCAACAAGCCTATCGACCCGCTGACCCTTTCTGACGAGCTTGAAACAGCCGGCAACCAGTACGGTGGGTTCGCTTACCTTGCCGAGATGACAAAGAACACTCCTTCCGCTGCTAACCTAGTTGCTTACGCGGCTGTGGTGCGCGACAAAGCGATGGAGCGCTATGCCATCAGCAAGCTTAATGAAGCCACCGAACTTCTTTACAGCCGCAACAGCATGACGGCCGTCGAAAAGCTTGAGTCTATCACCATGCTCACAACTCAGATCAGCGACTACGCCAAAACTGGCGCAAGACGTGGGCTGCGTACATTCGGTGATGTCATGGACAGTTGGGTTACCGACCTTGAGAAGCGCTTCGACCCGTCAGGAGAGCAGCGCGGCATGAGTACCGGCATTGCTTCACTTGACCGCATGCTTGCGCCTAAAGGACTGGTTAAAGGCTCTCTGTTCGTCATCGGCGCACGCCCAAAGATGGGTAAGACCACGCTTTACAGCCAGATGGCAATCAACTGCGCTGTTCGCGAGAAGAAACCGGCGCTGATGTTCAGCCTTGAGATGCCCGCTGACCAGATTCTGGAAAAGCTGGTAGGGCAGAAGTCAGGTATCAACCCGAGCATTTTCTACATGCCAGCCACGGATGAAGCCGACGATGAATATCAGGGCGACTATGACGCAGATTTTACCCGCGCCACCGAAACCGCTAATCGCATGCGAGAACTTGACCTGCTCTACATCGATGACACGCCCGGCATGTCGCTGGCGCATATCGTTGCAGAGGCCCGCAAGGTAAAGCGCCAAAAGGGATGCGTCGGAATGATTCTCGTCGATTACCTCACGCTGATGACAGCCGAGAAGGCAGACCGAAACGACCTGGCTTACGGCATGATCACCAAAGGCCTGAAGAATCTCGCTAAAGAGCTTGGTTGCGTTGTCGTGCTCCTGACACAGCTTAACCGTGAACTGGAGAAGCGCGTCAATAAACGCCCCTTACCGAGCGATTCACGAGATACCGGTCAGATTGAGCAGGACTGTGATTACTGGGTAGGTATCCACCGTGAAGGCGCTTTCGATGAGAACGTTCCTGCCGGTGAAACTGAGCTGCTTCTGAGGTTGAACCGCCACGGCAACACTGGAACGGTTTTCTGCCTGCAGCAGAATGGGGCAATTTACGATATGGACCAGGCTGCCGCGCGCAGTGAGCGAGACTCACGCCAGCAACCGACCAGCGGTAAAAAACGAGGAGGCTTCTGATGGATTTGGATAAGTCAGATATGGAAACGATCAGCGCATATATCAAGGCTCAAAATCCGGGCTACAAAGGACCAGTTTTTATCGACCTCAGAAGACTAACCGAACTGCATATGCCTTTTGCTGAACTTGTAGCGCAAATGGCAATTATGACGGTTTTAGATAACTTCTCAGGTTGGGATTGGGATGCATGGAAATCACGCCAGCAGCCGGTTAAACCAAAGAGAGGGGGAGGGTTTTAGGATGAAAGTAAAATTGTTGAATGATGGTGGGTTCGGTTTTTTGCAGCACCTTTCTTTTCCTATTGAGATTGATGCAAAACCACATCTCCGATTAGATAACTCGATACTTGTAAAGAGCACTGACCTAGTTGCAGTTGGTGCAGGTGACAATTGCAAGGTTTTACCTCAATGGTCCTTTGCTGATGATGAATTTGAGGTGGTCGATGAATAAATCTAACGTCATCCCACTCCGACCTGACCCACTCCGCAAAGCTTTCGAAGTAATCGACACACTTAAAGACACCAAACTTTCACCGGGCCAAGAGCGCATCGCCGATGAGGCTTTGACGTGGCTCCAGAAAGCTATCGAAGAGAGATACCGCAATGGAGACACAACGCTACCTGTTGCGTAACAGCAGCATACGACAGAACTGCATCAGCGCCATTCAGCAACTACCCACCGACACCGACAAACCTCTGCAAGTAACCATCCAGGAAGATACCCGCAGCCTTGCGCAAAATCGCATGCTTTGGGCGTGCCTGCATGACGTTTCCAGTCAGGTTGTCTGGTATGGCAAGAAGCTGGACAGCGAATCTTGGAAGCATATTTTCAGTGCCAGCCTGAAAGGGCAGGAGACAGTGCCGGGAATTAATGGCGGATTCGTCGTTCTGGGCCAGTCAACCAGCAAGATGCGCGTCAGCGAGATGAGGGATTTAATCACATTGATACATGCCTTCGGTGCCGGGCGTGGCGTCAGGTTCAGCGATGAATCAGCGCAGGCGGCAGAGTGGGCTAACAGATTCGGGAGTGCATCTTGACACCCTTCACCGACATATCAGCAGCAATCGAAGAAGCAGAATGGATGTCTGCACGTAGAAATATCCGGTACAGCGTCTATCAGCGCTTTGGAGGCGTTATGGAAGTATCCCGCACCCACCCTGACCGTAACGCCATGTACACCACTACAATTGACGAGGATAGAGCCATGCGAAACACATGGACGACTGAGAATCTCGACATACTGATTAGAGACTATGCCACCACGGCAACTGACCTTCTGGCATCGCTGTTTGATAAGCCACGCCAGCAGGTGACCAATAAGGCGCGTGAACTTGGCCTTAAGAAATCCCCTGAATATCTGGAATCAGTAAGGGCTGTAACAGGCGGTATGAGGTGCAGAGATGCGAATCACACCCTTCGTGCATGACCCCTGCGATACATCCACCGCTGACGAACTCCTTTCCCGATACAAACTCCGAAACATCCAGGCAACCAAAGCGCTCGCATTCGATCCGCGGCTATGGATTGTTACTGCGTTGTTGCCAGAGTACAGGGAGGAGCCAATACCATCCAGGCAATATAAAAACCCAATGTGGAGCAGGTTATGAATGATCGCTGCTGCCGATGCCACACCATCCTCACCTCAGAGGACAAGTATCACTACGGCGCTAACTGCGAATCCTGCGAATGCGATATCGAATGGGAGAACCATGAGCGACACAACCCAATCAAGTCTGCCTACTGGCGATGGCGGGCAGTCTGTTTCTGCTTGCGTTGGCTGTGGAATAAGCCTCAAACCATTCGAGGTCTACGCCTGCACCGATTGCCTCAACTTCTGGCTGATGTCAGATCCAAACGGGCTAATGGGAGAAGATAATGGTTAAGGCTAAAAAGTCGAAGCCGAGAAAATGCAAAATCTGTCCTGAAAAGTTTATCCCACGCAACAGCCTTCATACCACCTGCTCACCTAAATGCGCCATCCAGTTAGCCACACAGCAATCAGAACGCCGGAAATTACAGCGTGAGAAAGCTGAGCGCGCCGCATGGAATAAGCGCAAAGCCGATGTGAAACCGTTAAGCCACTGGATAGCAATGACCCAGCGGGCGTTTAACGATTACATCCGGGCGAGAGATGGTGATGTCTGTATCAGCTGTGGGAGCACAACGGCGGTCAGCTACCACGCCGGGCATTTTCGGACGACTGCAGCGGCTTCGCAGTTGCGTTTCAACGAGGACAATGTCCATTCACAGTGCGCCTCATGCAATACCCACCACTCTGGCAACATCGGACCCTACCGCATCAACCTCATAGCAAAAATCGGCATTCAGCGCGTAGAGGCGCTCGAATCAGACAACAACCCTCACCGATACACTCGTGATGAACTGGGCGGCATACGTGCTCGTTACAGGGCTTTACTGCGGGCATTGGTTAAGCAGAGAGAGGCAGCATGATTGAGAAAACAACGATTTATCTTTTGGCTGGCATTGGTCTGTTTTCCTGCATGCTGTTCGCCTGCGTCTGGTTATGCTCAGCGGCGAGGGTCGTCTGGATTTATTTCAACTGGAGTGTTTGCAAGGCGCTAAAAGCAAGGCGTCTAGCAAGAAAAATCAGGAGGGAGATAAAACCATGACCGAATACCTAAAAGCCAAATGGCGACGGCTTCGCATGATGAAAATGCGCGGCATGGCGGAGATTAATTACCGATTAATACGAATTGAACTGAAACTTTCGGGAGAGAGATATGCAAAGTGATGCCCTGGCACAGCTCGCGCAGATTATGCGTAAATCTGACCTGAAGAAGCGATACCTTAAGCCGGTAAAGTTGATTACTCCGCTTCAGTCAGCTTGGGTTAGATGCCTGCTGGATATGTGGGGAGAGAAGTACGGCGGTAGTGTTGGTCCAGATGGCGGAAAAATTAATGTGATTGGCCGGTTGATGATTCGCAAGGAATGGAACGACAGGGAATCAGCAAGGATTATCGAGGTAGTAGAAAATCTGCATAAACAGGGTTACAAGGGCAATGATTTGTTTCTCAAAGCCCAGCAACTTATTAACCCGCAAAACTCAGTCAGCAGCCTTCTAGAGCGCGCCAACGAACAGGAAGACGCCGACTTAGTTGAATCTGTTATCTGCCGAATCTTTGAACCATCCAACCCGATCCGCCATGTAGCCATTAAATACTACTGTGAGCGCAAATGCTCGCAAGATATCGCTATCGAGCTTTCGCGCTTAACGGGTATGCATCCAGAAAATGCAAAGACTCGCATAAAATGGTGTAGACAATTATTGGAAGCTTCAGTGTTTAACGCGATCATGGTCGAAATGCAGGTTAAAAGTTTGAACTGTGCGGCGTAAATGCGATAAATCGCAAAATGCGTGAAATAAAACTTGAAAACGTCACTTGAACCTGGTACTTTTCTGATATGCTCGTGACATAGTACGTTGAGCAACAGAATTTAGTCAGTTCCATAACGTTGTGATAGTCAAAACGCCCTGCGGTCTCACCAACTGCGAGGGCGTTTTTGTTTGTTCAAAATAAGCTCTGGGCAGATATGCCAGGCAATTAATCGCGTTCGCGTCAGAGCACTAAATACAAGGGGTCGCCACAGAGCGGCCTTTTTTCGTTTTCGCCCCTGCTAATCGACAAAAATTACCCTCGTTATCTTTGTGGCAGCGGGCGATCTTTCACAGCACTCAGCCGGAGTTATCCGGGCACTGCCGGAGACGGCTATGAATGATAAAGCACAGTTAGAACACCTGGCGGGCGA